GTCTTCTTTAAACTCTTTAGAGACTCCATAAGGCAATACATGAACGTTATCTAATTCTTTCCAGCAATTTTTATTAAAATTACTAAAAGTAAATACTTTCTCCATCTTCTTAAGACCATCTATCCAAGGCTTAGGAAGCTTATTAGTTTCAAACAATGTATAACAATACTTTTTTGTTTCAGGTGTAATCAATTTCAATATAGCTTCTTGATCTTTTTGATGCATTATACAAGGCGTTCCTTCTGGAACTTTATTATGAATCATTCTCTTAAATCTGCTTTGAACATCAAGAGGTAATTGAATCATTTCTCTATTCCATCCAGATGCAGGTTGAAGTCTTATTTTAACTCCAATCTTATCTAGTGCTAATAACAGCTCTCTTGTGATTACTTCATAACCTGATTGTCCGCAGAACGGACCATGCCAAATTAAGTTATTCATCATGACACCTCCGCTAAGATTAAAGGTTTTTTAGTAGGATAAGTTAAGTCTTTAAAATACTCATCCCATTGAATGCCTATGTCTTTCCAGTCGTATTGTATGGCAAACTCATACGCCTTCTTTGACATATCTTTTCTTAGCTCTGCGTCTTTATAAATCTCAACACATTTATCTACTATATCATCAACATCTGGCATCGGTCTTTCTGTTAAATATAATCCAGTTGCATAGTTTTTTACTTTTACTAATAGCGCTCTTCCATTTGCTCCGAGTTCAGCCGGTGCAGAGTGGTCTATTAATATGCTTGGTTTTCTACAAGCCATGTTCTCAATAATAGGTAATCCGAATCCTTCTCCACCCAATGAAATGAGGCAATTGGAAGCATTGTATAATTGATTTAATACTTTATCCGGTACCATTGACATCGGATTTTCACTTCTAGCTATCGTATCAAAGAACACTATACTTTTTGTTTTATCAAGTCCAAATGTATCAATCATGTCATCCATATTATAACCAGAATGATCGTAGAAATAAGTATGTGGCCATAATACAGCATTGGGACATAAGTTATCATCTTGGATGATCTTCCATGCCTTAAATACTTCTGACCAATTCTTTCTTCCTTGGTTTCTCGCTACAATTAAGAATACAAATTTATCTTTTACTATAAATTGTTCTCTAACCTTTTCTATTGATTGTTCCGGTAAAGGATAATAAGTATCTGTCTTAACGCCATGATAAATCATACTTAATCTATCTACTATATTAGGAAATGATTTTAACAATACATTCTTTCCGTATTGGGTATAAGCAACAACCTTATCCATATCATTAATAACTTTATCCCAGAAAACAGGCAATGTTCCATTGACAGTATGACCATCAACGGCAACATATCCAATCCATTGAAATAAATCTCTAGTTCTGCACTTGCGCTTATCAGCGATATAGCTATACATCCAAGGGTCTCCGATAGTTAAGACATAATCTGGTCTCTCTGCTACGATAGCTCTATCAAAGACATCTTCTCCGTAATGCTTGTTCTCACTTGGTATTAATTTAAACGGCCACTTCTGTGTATCTGGTGCATCTCTATACCATCCAATATAAACAACTTCGTGTCCAGCTTCACATAATCCTAAAGCAATCTCTCGACCTACTCTAGCCATTCCAGTTTGAATATTTGGTGAATCCGTTTGAATAAGTATTTTCATTATTCCTCCTTTTGCCATTGTCAAGAGCTTATAAAGACTCTCCGGCATTCGACCGATATGGTCGCTATTATTAAATATATATTATCTCCGTATGGAGTTGTAACGTAATTAGGAACGCTTAGCTGAGCAGGAGCACTTAGATAATCATCGAACTTTTGATTTCGTATTACATCTTCTATATCTTCAACCAACTCAAGCATCTTTGTAACTTCGTCTTCTTGAACTGTATATTTTATAGCACAATATAAATCGACCATGTGAACAACATTTCTTTTACCTGTTGTTATCCATGATTCATTTGATGAGATTGGAGCTATACCTATAAACGGCATCTGGTCATTTCTTAAAGGTGGAATAGAATTAGGAGCAACCTTTTGAATAGCTTGTTCTGGAACATTAATAGTTCCGTCTGTTCTTTTGCCTTCTAAATATGTTTTAATTTTAGTAATAAGTGTATTCATATTATCCTTTAAACATTACTGCTTTATTAAATGAATCTTTAACGTGGTCTTTGAATATCCTATTAATAGTCTTCTTATCTGACTCTTGGAACATTAGAAACTTTCTTTTAGGTATGTCTTTCCTCGGTGCTCCAAATTGATGGAACTTTCCGTACTTAACATTTGTTCCTATTGATACAGAGAGAGGCATCTCTTTTATGGTCAAGCTTTGTTTCAATCTACCGGTATCTTGTAGTATCTTTCCACCACCTGCGCCTCGTCTAGCCTTTAGTGTGGCGGGTTTTAATGACTCCCATTTGTTAGGACGACCTTCATATCTAAAGTTCTTGTCAATACTTCCTAACATATAGACACCAGTCTTTTTAAGCGGAACGGTCATAACGTTCAGCTTGTTGTTGGCACTCTTCATGAATACCGATAATTCTTTTGCATTGCTATCGAACTCAACTTCTATCATTTTCTATCTCGTCTAGTAAATCGGAATCTGGTTCAGCATTTAAAGTCGGGTCAATATCAAATATTGGCGTATAACCGGACTTATTGTGATAAACTTTTGCACCTAAAGGATTATCTGATTCAGGTAGCTCAATACCACCGTCTGCAATATCATCTAATAGCTTTCTTGGTGTGTCGCATAAGTCTTCTCTCTTTGCTTTATCCAAAGGCTCATTGCCTAAGTTCTTAGCATTGATAACAAAGCATTGAGTTAGCTTATTTGATATCTCATAGATTAAAGCTGGTTCAGCGCCTGCTACCCAAGGAACAGCAGAGCCGTACTTATCTTTAAGCTTTCCGTTTATAACAGAATATGAATACCTTCGTCCACGCTCTATTAAGTCTCCACCTATCTGAGCTTCACCTTGATAGTTTGCATGGCTTGTTGGTAACCCACCATTTAAGTCGCTACGTACATCTCCGGAATTTCCATAATAAACGCTCATGTTATTCTCCTACCAAAGTATTTTCTTTTTCTTAAGTTTCTTATTACATAGCTTAAGCAATTTTGTTTTGTTATCACTTGTACCATATTTAATACCTGCTTTATCTAAAGCATTAACTAAATCTAAGCGAGTCATGTTTTTAAAATCTAAATCTTCTTCTTTTTTAACTTCTTCTTTAACTTCTATTGGCTGAGTAATAATCTCAGGCGCTTCATCTTGTAATTTAATCTGTTCAGCAACTTCTTTAACTAGCTTTTCTTTCTTTTGTTCTTTAATTGTTTCTTTAGCTATCTTGACTCCAGATAAAGGTATTCCTTCGGCTTCATCCATTCTGTCGAAGTTATCTTTTTCCCTAAAGAACTCTTCACACATATTTCCGCATGCACAAGGATTTGGAAAAGGTAGCTTATCGTATTCTCTCCCGCACTCTTGACATATATAAGTTTTCTTTTGCATTTATAATCTCCCGTCCGTCTTTATACTTCCGCCTTTTTTCATCATAGTCTTAGCGGAGCTTTCGGTAATTCCCATCATGCCAGCTACTGCCGCATGATTGAATCCTTTTGAACCTAACTCTTTTGCCATCTTCTCTTTTCGATAAGTCTCTTTATTTCCTTGACTTACTTTACTATATTGCTTTTTTGTTTCTCTCGACCATTGTCCGGTCATATCATTTTTCATAAAAATCTCCTTAGAATTGAGCGAGAGGAGGGTTAGTCCCCTCGCCCATTATACTGATTATGCTAAGACATTATCAATAAGATAGCCTGCGCCAGTGGCGACAAGTTTCTCGTCTTGAATAATGCTAGGCTGAATCATTTCACCATCTCGTGCATTATCGCGCCAAGCTTTAGTCTTAATACCACCGTTTACACGGAAAGTATATCCTAAAGATAGGGCATCGATAGATGCGTTTGGTTCGGAGAAGGCAACTAGAACGTCATCTGGCCAGATAGCTGAAAGGCTTGCTGTCTGTCCTGTTTTAGCTGTATCTTCACGAGCCATTGCTAGAATGGTTTTCAATCCAAAAAGTACAGGTGGCAATTCGCCGTTAACCAATAACTCTTGTCCACCGCTGCCTGTAATAGTATAGCGAATAAGATTTCGAATTGTTGAATCCTTTTTAATGGCATCTTTAACCTCATCGTTCATAACTAAGATGTTTGGTTCTACGCCTGCACTATTTCTAATGCTTAATTTTGCTGTATCAATATCGTCCTCAATAACTGCACTTGTTTCGTCCCATTTAACTGCAGGAGAAGCACTTGTTAGGCTTCCACCTGTAACTAAATCTTTAACTCTTTTCTCATATCCTAAAAGAATCCATTTCAAGAGTTTCTCTTGAGTTGTCATCCTTGGACGGATTGGAGAATCTGAATTACGAACGATTCTGTCTGCAACTAGTTTACGCAATGAATATTCTTCACAAGAATATGATGCGTTTGAGACATCCCAATCGATTTCATTTGAAGGTGCACCGACAGCTCTATGAGTGTCAACGTCCTTCATCTCTTCTCGACCGAAGATGAAATATTTATCACTTTCCTTCATAACCGAAACGACAGGTAGTACACGGTCTGCAACGAAAGCGAAATTACGATACTTAATAGCAAGATTTGTCAAAGCTGCATCTATATGAACATTACTTCTTGATGGCATGATTAATCTCCCTTTATCGGATTATATCTCGTACGTTTACAAAAGCCGTAACTATGTCGCCTGAAGCGCTAGGAGCTTCTTCATAATAACCAACATATCCGTCACCGGATACAAAAGCTGTTGGTCTTGAGACACGACCCACGATGTCATGGATAGCTAACTGGTCACCAATGGAAGCCGAAGCTCCAGCGATAACTTTGCTTTTTCCAATCTGCATGATTCGAATAACGTCTCCAGAAGTAGTAGCGGCCTCTTGAGCAATACCTGCAACGCTCCCATCCTTTGCAGCAGCAGGAGCGGAAACATGTCCCTCCGTGCTAGTGTAAAGAACAGCAGCGTATCGTGTAATTGCTTCATCGGCAATAAAGGAATCTTCTAATACTGGTCTTGTACCTCTTTGTACCATTTTAAAATCTCCTCTTTATAGTTTACTTTTTATTTAACCGTTTCTCTCAGACAAATGATAACTATTCGTCCTTAGAAATTCCTTGAGCTTTTCCTTCAGCAGCAAATTTCTTGCTTACTTCAATCAAAGCATCTGCAAAAGATGTTTTATTCTCTTCTGCGTATTTCTCAGCTTCATCGTTCAAATCAGTATTACTGATTTTGAACTCACCTGATGTAATTTCTTTTTTCATTTTTGTTTTCTCGTCTTTGTTTTTTGAATGTTCTTCGAAGTCTACCATGTTAGGTAGCTTTCCGATTAAGTCTTGTAAAAGATCAAAAGATGAAACGTCTTCTTCTTTGCCTTCTTCTTTTTCAAACTTAATTTCTTTTTCCTCTGTCATAGACATTAGAAGTGCTTTTACTTCTTTCTCAAAAGCTGGAAGAATCTTACCGTCTGCTTTATTAGTTTCAATAAAGCTGTTGACAGCGATTTCTTTATTATTCAAAGATAAATCATCATTGCTTTTCTTAAGCTCGTCATTATCTTTCTTAATATCTTCCAAAGACTTTTTAGTAGCTTCGAAATCTTCTTTAAGCTTTTCTAGCTCTGCAATCTTTGTTTCGTACTCTGCAATCTTAACCTTAAATGCTTCTACATCTTCTGCGTTAGCATTCTCGGATTTTTCTTGCAACTCTTTTTCGACTGTCTTCTTTAGAGAGTTAAACATCTCAATAAGTTTTTCGAAATCCATTTTTGTCTCCTCCTTAGGTTTCTCGATTTTGTCGACTTTTTCGACTATTTCGAATTGTATAGATTCATCATCTAATTTAAACGATACGGCTGCTAGTTCCTCTGTTTGTTCAAACTCGGAATCTTCTTTATTCAGTTTTACAGGTTCCATGCCAGCAACCGCTGGAATTTCATGTCCTAGTAATGCCACCGCTGATATGACCTTGTTATATGTTTTACCATCTAGGTCAAATTTATTATAAAGCTCAATACTTCTTTCAGCAAAGCGTCTTTCCTTTATCCAAGTGGCTACCTCTACAGGTACTCCTTCGATATCGGCAAATAGACGTTTGTCTGTGCCTTGAGCATAAATATTAGTTATGTCTCCATAGCTTGCTAATCCGGCTAAAGACTCTTGGTCTTTACGATGAGTAATCTTAAGCTTCGGAACTAGCTTACCTTTTAAAGATTTAAAGTTATTGACCATATCATCTAAGTCTGCGGCTTTAAAGGTATGTCCATTCCATTTACCAGTCTTAAAAATCTCCATGTTCTTAATAGTTACTGTCTTACCGGATAAAAATAACAACATTCTAATCTCCTTTTTGTTCAAGTTGTGTTTCTAATACTTCTTTTAAATAAAATTCACTCATAACATAACCATCTATCTTTGAGGCTTCGCCCTTTTTAATAACTGAGATATCGGTGTCTTTAATAAGATAAAGAGTGATACCTTTTCTAGCGCAGCCGCTTAATACGACCAATAGTAGCATTAATCCTAGAAACATCCTTATTGCTAATCGCATCTTTCATCTCCTCTTTTATCTCTTTACGTTTTGCTCTCTTACGCTTATCTTTCTCAATCTTCTCTTTAAAGATAACCGTTATTAATCCGAACGCTCCTTTTAATAACGCTAATATATTAGTCATTATCAGGAACGTTTAAAATCTCACGTGCTTTTGTAATCAATGGTAAGACGATAGCGTCATCCCATGTATTAGCTGAATCTTGTACTTTGTCTTCAATCGCATCGAATACTTTGTCTAAGATGCTCTTTATTAGATCATCTGGGATTAAAGCTAACAATGTATTTATAATGCTTGAAATTGCTGTTTTGTTCATTTTAGTTCTCCTTTGGTTTTGTACTTAATAATAATGGTATATATATTAAACAGCCAAGTAATGTTTCTTCTGCTCTAGCTGATAACGGATTAAATACGCCAAGAGCAACAAACCCTGCTGATATTATGATTGTGTGAAAGACTACCATAGCCCATAGCTTACTAAAAATGTTAACTATGTTACATGAAAGACTAAACGCTAATGCTACATATGATCTTTTAATTATCTTCAACCATGTTTCACTTGCTCCATAGCCTATTGATGAAGATAGCCATAACAATGGAAACAATATCAAGTACTTCCAGTTCTTAGAAAAGGCAAAGCAACTTACCGCTGCAATAGCCGGTGCTAAGATACGTCTAAGAAGTAGTCTATATTCCATTCCACCCCAAGAGTACAATCCAACGCATATACAAGCGATGAATAGTTTAACGTATATTAATATTTGTTGCTTCTTTTCAGTCATGTTTTCTTCTCTTAGTTTTACGTTCACTATGGTAACCATCTATAATTCCTATTGTATCCCTATAAGCGTCTTCTGCTTCTTTGCTTTTATCTAGCCGTACTTTAATCTTTTTCATCTGCATTGCCAATAACTTAAAGAAGTCGTGCTCTGCTCTGTCCTCGTAAGGTGTATAATTTTTATCCATCTTCTTACCCCACTTCATGTAATTCCTAATATTAATAAATAGTGCAGGAATAACAACTATTAGCAATCCGTAAATATGTTTATCTATTGCTACATATATCCAGCAAATACCGCCAATCATAAAAAGAACAAATCCAAATCTATTTTTGTTTCCTATTATCCAACAAGCTATTAGCTCTATGATGCCTGCTATAAAATCCATTAAAGAACTTTATCCGCTAATCCGAATTCAACTGCTTGTTCTCCGCTCATAAAGTAATCATGTTCGCACATCTTAGCGATATCTTTTATGGTAATCTTATTGTTCTTGCTTTTCATTCTTTCATAATAAATCTCATGCATTCTTCTAGATGTCCATTCATTCTCTTTAAAGTTCTTTTCGGCATCTTTAGAAGTTCCTACATAACCAAACTCTCCATCATGAATCATAAATCGACAATTGGGTGTCAAGTATCTTTTATCACAAGCTTGCATAATAATCGTTCCCATTGAACGAACACAGCCATATCCAATCATAATAACTTTAGAACGAAGTCCTTTGATACAGTCATGAATAGCAATCCCTCTATCCCAGTCTCCACCTGGAGAACTATAATGTAATTGAATAACATCTTTCTTCTGGCTATCTAGATATAAGAGATTCTTTATTACCTTTGTTGCACTAGCGAAATCTACTCCTGATTCTCCACATCCGTCATCACAATAAAACTCACTTCCAAAGAACACAAGTCGTTTTTTAATCAAACAATTATAATCGTGGAACTTCTCAAAGTCATCTCTAGTGAACTTCTGCATTATTTCCTCAATTCTATAATTTCTGCTTTGTTATCTTGAACTTCTGCAACCAATGTACCATAAGCTATAATCGCAGGAACTAATCCTATTATTAAAACAACAAGTGTTACAGTAACCGAACGTCTAAACTTCTCTGTATTAGCTCGCCTTATCTTAGCGTCTAACATATAATCCATAACTTTTTCTAACTTAAACAAAAATCCATTTTCAGGATTACCATTACCGAACATTAGCTTATCCATCTTCTCGGTATAAGTTTCCATCTTGTCAAGTCTTTGTCCATGTATAGCACATTGTTGCGGATTCTCGGTGTCCATTATTGCTCCACTTCGTCTGTTGTGATTATGTTGGTTATCAAATCGCCAGCATCCAAATCCGCCACCATATAGGCAGAGGTCGTGTAGGTAGAATCGTTAACTGGATTAGTCCCACTACCACCTGTAGTGTCTACAAGAGTCCATCCTGTTTCAGTATCCCCGAAGCTCCCACCTTTAATGAACACCGCGAATGTGTCTGCATCGTATATTCTTCTGATTGTTAGTCCTGAGATTGTGAAGTCACAAACACCTTCAGTTTTAAATTCTAACACTCCTGTAGTAGTTAATATTGATGTTAATATTATTGAATTTCTACCATTACTAAAACTAACCTCATTTGAGCTATTTGTTCCATTGAATGCCGATTTAAGTCTAATTGTTTGGGATGTAGTAAATGTTCCTTGACAATCAAATTCTACTAAATATTTTTTAGTATCAACTATACTTATTTCATCTGCAGTTCCAGCAATTCCCCTAGCAACAGATGTTCTTTCTGCATCAAAACCATATCTTCCATTACTCGTAAAATTATCATAAGTATATGTAGCTGGCATATTCTCACAATCACTCACCTGCAAAGTCTCAATGTCTTTAAACACACCCTCACTCTTTAGTCTTGCTATTTTAATTCTGTAGTCTGTGTTGATGTCGATGTAGGAGGCTGCTGTTATAGCTATAGAACCAGTATCTTTTTGAAATCTAATTACCCCATCGCTAGCTGACATTCTAAATCTATATCCTGAATCAACAGTTAAACCTGATTGAATTATACCTATTACATAATTATTCCCATCAGCACCCTTATTTATATCAAATTCCCAAGTTCCATATGCTTGTTTGCTTTGAGTAGCTATTGTTCCTGCTGAAGTGCATTCTAAGAAATGTGTTCCAATATCTAAATCTTTTAATACTGAATCTTGTGTTGCCAATTCCTCAACCTTATAGCT